TCATGTTGCCTGTTGACGCACCAATGTCAACTACCACGCCATACTCTGGAAGATAGTTGCGCGTGATGTAGCACACGGCCTCTGTGACCATGTCGTACCACGGTAATTGCTCGCGCACATGGGCGTCAAATGTCTCTGCAATTTCTTCTGTTTCAAATGTCCAAGATGTCATAGCGGTAACCTCTTTGCAATTTCATGTATTACGTTGACAGTGACGGCGCGTCCGCACCGCTCATATCGTTGTGAGTCAGGCACTACCGATCCGTCGGCGTACCACTTTGTGAAGTTGTCTGGCAGTGATTGAAGGCGCTCACATTCGAGCGGTGTAAGTTGCCTCAGAAAAGACCCAACTGCTTGTCCTCTAACGGTGTATCCGTTTCCATTTTTGAAAGCCTCTCGGCATACTCTGTCTTCAAGGTAGACGTTGTTAGTGTCTCCCTCGTAAAGTCGGTGAAGTAGGGTTCCAACGGCAAACCTTTTATGATCTGCGGCTTGAATCCCCTGTCCAATAATTTGTTGCGTTCCGTCTTGAACACCATCCGCTGAATAGCATCTTCCGATAGGAAATACTTGGGGTCTGGGTCGGTCTCTAAGATTGCCGACAATGAAGACTCGCTCCCGACTTTGCGCGACTCCAAAATTTTTGCTGTTAAGACATTCCCACTGTACGTCATACCCCAGTTCATCCAGACTTGCGACGATAACTCCAAAGGTTCGCCCTCCGTCGTGATTGAGGAGTCCTTTAACATTTTCAAGGAATAGATATGGGATTCTTTTACCAGCGAGGAATCGACAGATTTCAAAAAAGAGAGTACCTCGTGTATCTTCTGTTCCAAATCCTGTTCGCTTGCCAGCAATGCTGAAAGTCGCGCATGGAAATCCTCCGACGAGTAAGTCGGCATCGGGGACTTCATTAGGCTGAATTGTTCGGATGTCTCTTCCGTCTGGTGCGTGTTTGAAGTTGTGTTCATAAATGCTCCTTGCTTTTGGCATGAACTCGTTGGCCCAAACGCATTGATGGCCTGCTCGCTCTAACCCCAAGCGGAAGCCACCAATGCCTGCAAACAACTCAATGAATTTCATTGAGGCTTACCTTCCATGCGAAGGTGGGCCAGTAACTGGCACAACAGAATGTTCTCGTCGCCATCGTGATCGTCCTTGAACTTCTCGATCTCGTTGAGCAGGTAGTCGTAGCCTGCGTCAAAGCCTTTGATGTATTCGCTCATAACCGATTCGCTTTCCATTTGGTTAAGCCCCCGAAGGGGCGGGTTGATTAACGTGATGTGACCTTGACGCTGAACACAGCGGATGTTTTGGTGTACTCGGCGTACACAGTCGCGCCGAACTTAGCAATGAATTTTTTGCTGTCAAAAGTAGAGCGGTCGGTTTCTGTGTAAACAGCGCGGAAGAGGTTGCCGTCAATGTGACGCACGCCTTTGTCATCTACTGCCAGCAAGCCATCAGCGCCTGCTTCTTTGATGCCGTCTTTGATAGCGTCGGCTTGCTTGGTCAAGTCAGCAATCTGCGCCAACAGGTTGCCGAGTGTGTCTACTTGTGTAAGTTGGATGTCATTTGATTTCATGGTTCGCTTTCGTTTCGCTGGTACTGCCTTGCAACTATTGCTTGGTCAGTTCGGTTAGTGTAATGCAGAATTAAACCGTTTCAACATCTTTTTAAATTATTTTTCTAAGGAAAACCCTAATACGTTGCAAAAAGACAACCGCCCTACGCGCAAACCGTAACGCCTAGTAGGGCCAACGTGTCTTTGAGCAGGTCAGCCTCGTCGTACCCGTAGTGCTTCTCAAACCCCTTGGTGCCAAGGCCGTGGAGGCCCGTAGAGCCGCGATGATGCTCTGGGCATAGTGGTATGACACTCATGTGGCTAGAACGTCCCCAGCCGCCTGCTAGACGCCTTGGATGGTGTAGTTCTGCTGGGGTGCCTGCATACCCCATACGGCGGCATACAGCACAGCCTAATTCAGCCACCGCATTCATATGCTTTTTTTCTTTGAGTGTGGTCATGCTTGTTCCCTTGCTCTGATTGCGCGTGCAATGATTTTGGAATAGTTTTGCTCTAACGGAGGACGGTATGCATCAACCAATTTTGCACACGCCTCACGCTCATGCTGTGCTACTAGTTTGGCAAACAATTGCAAAGGTTCTTCCACGCCAGCCCAACACCATTCTTTGCCATCGCATAGTTTGTTTTTAACTTCTTTGTAAATCTCAATGATTTCATCTTGTGTCATTGTTTTCCCTTTGTAAAACCTGCACGATTCTTTAGGTCATGGCAGGTCTGGCACCTCCATTGCGGAGCGCCCCTACTGTTTATGCTTTTCAACACTGCTGGGTTGACGCGACACACCTGACAGGTCTTTTGTTTATCGGTCATTGCTTCATCCCCCTGACATAGGACGCGAAAGATGCGGCTGTATCTCCACTGTTTCGCATCTTGTCAAACACCGTGGCTATCTCTTCAAGTACCTCGTTGCGTGCCATGTTTTCTTCAACGCTAAGTTGACGCTGAACAATTTGACGCTTACGCCATCCTTGCGCTTTTTCAATCTGCTCAAATGCTTCATCTTCTTCGGTCATATTGTTGCCTTCCCTTCTGCTCGATTGTTCGCTTGCTCAGTGCGCCATATTTCCACTCGCAATGTCGCGGCTGTGATGTCCCATTTGAGGCGTTCCTCAACTTCGGTTGCCGCCTTCAAACCCTCTAGCAGTGCAATCATTTCTGAGTGTGCGTAGGCTTCGCGCTCCTGCGCACCAATTGCAGTCTCCATCGACCGCTTCATGAGTATTCCCTTCAAACTCTTACGATAATGCTCTATGTAGGTGCGCTCTGCCTTCGCTTTTGCAAACAGCGCGGCGTGTTTCAAGATGTAATCAACAGCCTTATGTGGGTCTCTTTCTTCGCTCATTATTCGCTCCTTTTGTCGCTTAATAAAATACAAACTAACAGCATCGCCATGCATAGCCAGCACAGTGCGCCAGTCAATGTAAACACCAACAACATGATGTTCCAAAGTTCAGCCATTACGCTCCTCTCTTTCCTCCATCATTGCTTCTGCAAAGTCATAAGCCGCACGGGAAATGTCTTGTGGCAAAGCCCTTTCATCAGCGTTACGCAAAATTGCGTGTAAAGCCAACATCGCAAAGATGTCGATTAGTTTTGGTTCATTTTTCATTCGATCTCCTCAATTTTTACTTTCAACATTCCGCCAATATCTGGCGCCCAATAAATGCGTAGGTCAACGATCTGCGAGTCATCCTCATACACGCCAGCGTGAGCCAGCCCATCTAACGTAGCCTTTAGCAGGTTGTCTAAGTCTCTGCGTCGTTTGTCTGGTCGATAGGCTTCAATGACCACACGCAATGGGCCAGAGAAGCGATACACCATCTTCTGCAATGTCATCTGATCGCCTACAGTCTCACGATACTCGCGGCCCTTTGCACTGATGATCATTCGACCATCAAAGTTGCGCCAATATGTGTTGACCGATGGAGGCCAAGGCAGTGTGAACTCAATCATTCTTTGGCCTCATGCGATTGCGTATTGCATCACCAAGCAATTCAATGTTGACGCACTCATCAGCCAACTTAGCGCACTCTTCACGCTCGATTGCAATCGCCTGCTTAGTGGTCGAAATTGCAATCGCCATGATCTCCGCTTTCGCCTCAGTCAAAGCCGCATCAAACTCGGTCTGCGTAAATAATTTCATCACGCCCGCATGACCTAAAAGTTGCCGCCCTAACGGGCTTAAATCATTTTCGTTTTTACTCATTTCCATTCTCCTATGTTTCCTCGATTACCTTTTGACCATTGGTCTCTAACATCTTCTTCAAGAGTTGATTCGGGGTAAATTTCGCTCCACCCCTTTTTCCAGCGCCCAGCGTTGTCACTGTAGCCACGGAGCCAACGATATGCACTATCGCGATCTTTAACTCGCATCTTGATGACGTGTCGAACGAGACAACGGTGCATATGTTCACGCTCTCCTGCTGTGTCTTCGTCATTCAAAATCTTCCCCCATCGTCAAACGACATAGGCACGCTGTCACACGACTCAACAAACTGTTGGCTATCTTTGTGATACCACAGCGAATACCAATCCTCTGCTTCGCCATTGCGTTGCTTCTCACACATCATCATGGCATCAGGAATCAATGGATCAATCTGACCAGTCTGTGCGTCGTGTTCTTTTTTCTTGTTGCGCCACACCAGCAAAACATTGTCGACCTGATCACTAATGGAGCCACTGCCTTTGAGGTCGCTCTTGCTTGGCTTGACCTCTTCATTTGCCAACTTGCGAATGTGGTGGATCAAGTGAATGTGAACGCCGTGGTCACGAGCCAATGAAGTCAACTCGTCAACGAACATCTTCTGCGCGTTGTAGTCATCCTCACCAGACACGCACTTCATCAGCGAGTCAATGAAAATGTGTTGCACACCCAACTCGACCGCGCTGTAACGTGACACCGCAATGACCTGCTGTGTCGTCACGGTTCCTTGTTGGTCGTACAGCCACAGTTGGTTCAAGGCAAACATCTGCATACGATCAAGAATATTTTTGATGTACGTCTCTTTGTCGGTATAGCGCGGCGCATCAATATTCTCACCAGCAAATTGGCGAAGCATACGAGTCAGCGTGCGCTTGGGCTTCATCTCAAACGATGCAATCATTACCTTCTGCTTTTGCTTAAGCAAGCCCAATGCAATTTGGGCTGTGATCATTGACTTGCCGCCACCGTTGCCGCCAGCGTACACAGTCACTTCGCCTGCGCGAAACTGAAACCCTGCATGGGTCTTAGGCCATGGCATGGTCTGCGTGATCTCACGCACTGGGTTCATAAAGTCTTCGCGCAAGTCTTCAATGAAACTCTCAGCGCCAATCACGTTTTGTCCTAAGTCACTTGACTTAAGGTACTTTTCAAAATCTACGTCCTGCGGCTGAACGATGCGAATACGTCTAGCCTCGTCCAATTCCTTGGCACGTTTTTGTAATTCAGACACCTGCATATCTCACTACCTCCTCTATTCTCTGTTGAGCCACTTTTATTCTTTCCATGTCAGCATCGTTAAGTTTCTTACCTTTGCTGATGTCATATGCCGCAATCATTACCACAAGGCATTCAAACGATGCAATGCGCAACAAGTCGCTTGCGTAGAACGCAGGCTTCATGCTAGGTGTTGGGCTGTTGTAGTCGCGTGCGTTGTCGTCAGGCGGAAACAGGTCGGTCAAGTCCATACCCATGGCGCCGACCACCTCATGTACTGGGCAACCGCCGAAGCAGTGAACTAACACGCGACCGTCGCGACCTTCCCTAACAGTCAACGATGGTGACTTGTCGTCATGTGCTGGACACTGCGCAGTCCATGAACCATTACGTCCCTTGACTTTGCCTAGTCGCGCAACAAACCTTTCGACAGGTGTCATATCACCCTCCGACCAGATGAAACCGAATCGGTTTGTGTGTCGTCTTCCCAACGTCTTTGGTTGATAAACGTAAGCGGCGCTGGATCAAACCCCGAAACCCACTGCTCAGAAGCCTTTAAACGGGTCACCACGGCGTTTATTTGGTCAGCCAAAGGGTCTAGTGCCATCCGATCCCATTTCCCCTTACAGTAGGTTTTAGCGACCTTTCGTTTTGACGTATG